CCATCGTTAACAGATAGATCGGTATCCGCTCCATCCGTTACGGCTTGTTGTGTAAAACCACCCGAAATTTGTTCTATAATATTCCAGTTAGTATTAGTTAGAGTTCCCCATGTACCGGCCTTTTCGCCAGTAGTCATTAATTGAACCCCTAAACCCGTGTAAGTTGATGCCATAAAAATTGTCTCCTAGTTAAGCGACGTCAACATCTGTATACGATGTGTTTCCCGTAATGTCAACATTACTATATGACGTATTTCCGGTCATACTTATGTCTTGATAACCTAAAGGTGATACGTTACTTGAGGCCAAACTAGCAGTAATGGAGTAGCCCGTCAACCCTATTTGCATCGGGTCTATAGAAGCTAAACTTCCAAGAGACCCTGTAATAGCTTGACCACTTAGTCCAATCCGCATGTCGTCGATAGTACCAAGCGTTCCTAAAGATCCAGTTATAGCTAGGCCCGTAATTCCAATTAGTTCAGTTTCAGTAAATGTAAGCGTGCCCATACTCATGGTAGAGCTATAGCCAGTTACCGCATACGTCATTGAATGGCTCATTCCTGAAGAATTTAGTGTACCCGTTATTAATTGTGTACCTAATCCTTGAGTATGGTCCGCACCATCATTAATTGAAATGACTCCTCTAGAAAGGGTTCCTAATAAAGAATCAGAAAGAGTAAAAATAAAATCGTAATTTATTTGTGGGGTTCCTAAAGAACCAGTTATTGCTTGACCTGTTACTGGCTCTCCAATTTCTGTTACTAGCGAGGACTGTTGTCCCCAAGCACCCATACCCCATGTATGTCTGCCCCAGCCTTCACTACCCAGTGCGCCAGATATTTCTAATCCACTTAAAGTAAGAACTACATTATGTAATTCACCCCAAGCACCATCGTTCCAAGATTTGGCTCCCCATCCCGTTGCATAAACAGTAGAGTCATCCCAGTCAGCCTGTCCCCAGGTTAACCGGCCCCATCCTGATGATACATCTGCCATAAGGATTTACCTCCTTACGACGTTATTCTAATTATCGCGTCGGATGAATCGTTGGTAGGAAATTGAATTGTGAAAGTTCCAGAAGAAACAGTCTTGTCTCCTCCAAAATCAATAGCGCAAACTGTAGCATTTGTAGTTAAGCCACTAATTGTAGATGAATTATAAATTAAACACCCTCTTGCAGTGAAAGAAGCCGACGTCCAAGAGACATCAGAAAAATCAGTGTAAGAAGTTACTGTAGATTTAGCAACACCAGTATTTGTTAAAGCTTCTCCAGCCGTAGTATAACCACCACCCGATGCAACTTCAGCTGATGTTGTATAAACAGTTGTAGTAGTGTCGAGATCTGCTGAACTTGTGTAAAGAGCTATTTTAAAAGCACTTCCTGCAGGTGTGTCTCCAGAAGCATTAAAGCTATGGTAGCCCCCTAAAAGTTCTTCTTTAAAAGTATTTGTTAAACACGATGTGATTGCCATAGTTATCTCCTAATTTACGGTGACGGTGACTTGATGGGAATTCTTACAGTACCATCTGTATAATCATCACGTCTTCGTCTTCCAAGTTGCACTCCTGCAAACTTTTGTAACTCTTGTTTATACTTGTTTTCGTAAAGTGTCAACATGTCCATTGGACCTTTTAAGTAACCGTAAGCTTCAGTGAGACACGCATATAATAGTCCTTGCGGAAAATACTGACTAATATAGGTTCCAGATGTTTTAGTCACTAAACTTTTAGGTATCATGTCATAATATATTCTAAAACGATAAGTAGCATCTGGCGTAGGGGCTACATACATACCGCCTGAAGTCGTATCTGAAACCGCAGTCGCACCTCCAAACATCGCGTAATATTTAGGAAAACCAGTCACGTCTTGACCTGTGCTGCCTCCTTCTGTGCCAGTTAATTCATTGACATATTCCGATAGATAAGTTTGATCCTTTTTCTGAAGCCATGTTCCTTCTCCTTCTGAATTAGCTGTAGAAGTAAACACTTCAATCCCTCTAACAAAGACTGTTCCAGTATTTCCCTTTGATCCTAGTCCCGGTACATTTAATGTCTTATCATCAACTGCAAAGTTTCCTTCACTCACATATCTGTAGGCATCGATAGGAGCATCATAAAAAATTCTATTTTCTGCATGTTCTATAAATCTGGCTAGAATAGCACCAGTAAAAACATTACTGTCTACTTCAGTATAACTTCTAATGTCAGCTTCTAATGCTGAGAGTGTATATCCAGCCATTATTTAATAATCTCCTGACATGTTGGACAGCTCTTTTTAAATCGATTGTGAGTAACACAATGCTTAGGTCTAGAAGATACTTCCTTAATTCCATAGTCAGCACCCCTTGTACCTGCAGCTGCGTACTCACTTATTTTGGTTTCTGATTTACCAAATAATTTCTTCCATAATTTTTTTAAATATTTAATCATTATGCTTCTAAAGTTACCGGCCCCACGGACACGGGATAACTTCCTCCTCTTATACTTCCTGTTGTAGCTGTATCAGTATTTACAACAAAATAAAACCAGTCTGTCGTATAATCTGTATCACGAGCGGCACTCACCCATTTTCCTGTAGTAATAGCATAGCCTGCCGCTAGAGCAATTTTAGCTCCCGTAATTCCATCCCAGCCCTGCGGATCTAAATAAGCCCCCGCGGTAGTGGGTGCTCCTCTAAATCTATAGGTACTTCCGTTCGTTAAACCATGGTTTGGTACATTCACATTTATATAAGAAGACCCCGCACCATAAGTTATAAAAGGATCAGTAGGCATTAATTGTGTAACTGCAGGAGCCGTTCTTGCAGGTCTTGCATGTTGCAAAGCCTGTGGATCCGAAGTTGTTGGTTTTGGTTGAAGTTGTGGTTGTTTAGGTTCGTATTCAGAACTATGAACCCAGGCTCCAGTCCACTCCCTTACCATTTCTTGATAAGGAAAAGCGAGCCCAGATCTGTCTGAGATCATTAAAGCATGTTTACCTGAAGCAAATGTAGTCATAATTAAACGTTAGGATAATAAACCTGTGGGGCAATATAAGTGCTAGTAATATCAGCATCTTCTTTAACGGCCCTTGCTAGTTCATCCTCATAAAACATTTTTAATTCTTGTGCTCTTTGTGGAGCATTTTTTTGTGCTAAATAATAAGCGAGTCCTGCGCACATACACGGAACAAATCTAAAAGGAACATCGGAAGCATTCGTATAGGCCCCGGCACCCTGGATTCTTTTTACATAATAATAATTTATTAAATTTCCATCTGCCGCTGCACCCGGGGTCAGGTATAAAGTGATGGTTACTTTATCAATAAATCTTTCTACAAAATATTGAGTAGGGGTTCCTGTTGCTGTTTTATTTGAAAATCCTTGATATTGAGATCTGCTAACTGCCGTCATGGGACTGTCAACACTTGTCGAAGCAATTCTATAATTAGCTTCTAATATATTATCTACCCCATACACTGCCGTAGCATCCGAAGTACCATCCGCTGTTGAACGGTACATTGTGTAGGTAGCTTGACCATCAACTAAAGTGATATTGTTATTGGCTACTTCCCAATAATGTAATCCTCTATTAGCCCATTCTGCAAACAGAATATTTAAAGATCGTTTAGCTGTTTTTAATTGATAACCAGAAACGTTTTGAATTCCTATACGTTCGTAAGCCTCTTCGATAATTTCATCTATCGCAAGAGTTTTATCAAAAGTATATGATGTGGAAGTAGTATTAGCCACGTGCTACCTCCTTTTTATGTAAATGTTCCAGTAACTGTTAAGAAATCACAATTTGATAGAACTGCATACATACCAGTACCACAATAGATACCATCTCCGGGAACATAGAAATGAGTCCACTCACCGTCTGCTGTTCCGAACTTAAGCTCACAAACTAATAATTTAGCTGTTGCAGCTCCGACAGTATCATAAATTTTGACACTAGCATCAGCAGCGCTGGCTTGTGCACTAACGGCTTTAATTCGAGCCTTCGTAATATTAGTAGCACTTGCAGCAACATACTTTTGAAGTTGTGCTGTTGCAGCTACCGCAATTGTTTGTTTTACATCTGTACCCATAATTTTCTCCTTAGTCGTGAGCTCCCGAAGGAGCTCACAGAGTTTATCTATTAACTATCCGCAAACGGTGTTGCTATAGTTCCTGATCCTATTAAACTACCTCTAACAAAGTAAGCCGCGCTTCCTATTGCAGTAAATTCTACCCAACTACCAACTATTCCACCTTTAGTTGTTCCGTTTTGAGTAAATACATCATTAGATCCTGAAGAAGAAAGAAATGTTTCTCCAGTTTCTTCACTATCAATACCAGTATAAATAGCTCCGAAAAATTTATCGGTTCCATCTGTTTTGATATCCATATCTGTTGCTAAAGTTTGTACCCAAAATGTATAAGTACATCCAATATTACTTGCTACGTTGTAATCGTTTGCTCCAGCTACAGCTGATGAACTTCCCGACGTAATTGACGGTAAAGTAAAGACACCATCTGCTTTATTGCAAGTTAAAATTCTACCTGCATGAGCTGCAACTGTTAAAGTTGCATCTGCTGTTAAGCTAACGACTGCTTTAGGTCCGAAACTAATAAAACCATTTAATGATCTTACCGGTCCCGAAAATGTTGTGTTTGCCATAATTATAATCCTCCTAGTTTGTAAGATCTAGTCTCTAGGCCGTCGACTATACGCGTCTAGATCTAATTAATAATTGTATAGTAATTAAGATATAACGCAGATTTGCGTAGAGTGCAAGGTAT